AGTGGTGCGAAGTGATGGCAAGGCCCCGGTGATCCGCGGGTATGCCGCTGTGTTCAACAAGCTTTCCGAGAACCTGGGTGGCTTCCGGGAAAAGATCGCTCCTGGGGCGTTCAAAGGAGCCATCGCCATCTCTGACGTGCGGAGCCTTTCAACCATGACTCCAATTTCGTTCTGGGCCGCATGTCGTCTGGAACCTTGGAGGTCAAGGAAGACCGGGAAGGGCTGCTTATGGAAGTGATTCCCCCCGACACACAATGGGCGCGTGATCTTATGGTGTCCATTGATCGCGGCGACATCAACCAGCAATCTTTCGGGTTCACCGTTGAAACCGACCAATGGGAGGAGAAGGAGGGCGCCGACACCATTCGAACGCTGATTAAGATTCGGCAGTTGTTCGATGTCGGCCCCGTCACCTTTCCCGCCTATCCAGATACGAGCGTAGCCACACGCTCTCTTGAAGAGTGGCGCAAACAGAAATCAGAATCGAATCAAAATGAACCTCCTGACGGGACCGTCGACGGAGAACCTGATGCTGAGCAGTTGCGGACGCACATGGCTATGGCTCAGGCGAGGCAGAGGCATTTGAACCTAAGAAAACGACAATTTATGGGGTGAATAGCCATGAGTCTGAAGAAAAAACTCGATGAGCTGAATGAAAAGCGCGGACGGGTCTGGGAAGAAATGAAGGCCCTCAATGACAAGGTGCAGACGGAAAAGCGGGAGATGTCCCCGGAAGAGTCTCAGAAGTGGGATGTCATGGACAAGGACCTTTCCGCTTTTGATAACGACATCAAAAAGACCGAGGACGAGATTCGTGCCGATGAAGAGCGTGTAAAGCGTTATGAATCGCGGAAGGCGTTCATGGAGTCTTCGGCTCGCCAGCCGACACGGCCGGATACGGAAGGTAGTGGTGGCGGTGAAAATCGGCTGGTTGAATTGCCGGGTAAGGAGTCACGGTATCGATCGTTCATTGAAGGCTATCGGGCGGCGACCAACAACACCTATGCCTCTCATGAATACCGCGACGCCTACGCTTCCTTTTTGGCCGGCGGGATTCGCGGTTTGACCAACGGAGAGTTGCGAGCCCTACAGGCCGATAACGACATTACCGGCGGCTTCCTGGTAGTTCCGGAAGAGTTTATCAATCAGTTGATCATGGAGAAGGACAACCTTGTCCATATTCGGCGTTATGCACGAGTTTTTGCGGTGCCGAATGCGGCCAGCCTGGGAGCCCCGGCTCTTGAGGCCGATCCGGCTGATCCGACCTGGACGGCGGAAATCGCCACCGGGACGGAAGACAGCTCTATGCGGTTCGAAAAACGCGAACTGCATCCGCATCCGCTCGCCAAACGGATCAAGCTCAGCAAAAAGCTGCTGCGTGTAGCCCGGATGAATGTCGCCGCTTTGGTCAATGAGCGTTTGGCCTACAAGTTCGCGACCGTGGAAGAGAATGCCTTCCAGAACGGTACGGGCGCAAATCAGCCGTTGGGTGTTTTTACCGCTTCAGCAAGCGGCATCAGCACCGCCCGCGACGTTTCGACCCACAACACAACTACCGCCATCAAGGCCGACAACCTCATTGAAGTCAAATACACAATGGAGGCTCAGTATCGCCGAGCAGCTCGCTGGATGTGGCATCGGGACGCCTTAAAGATGATTCGAAAGTTGAAAGACGGCGAGGGTAACTATCTATGGAACCCTGGCCTGGCCGGAGACCGGCCGGCCACGATCCTTGATGTTCCCTACGATGAATCGGAATATACGCCGAATACTTTCACAACCGGGCTTTATGTCGGTATTTTGGCTGATTGGTCGTATTACTGGATTGCCGATGCACTCAACATGCAAGTGCAGGTACTCTCCGAACTGTACGCCGAAACCAATCAGAATGGCTATATCGGCCGGGCGGAAACGGATGGCATGCCGGTTCATGAGAAAGGCTTTGTCCGTGTGAAGCTCGGATAATCACGAGAAGGATATAGGAGGTAACACATTATGAACCTGCTGAGACATACAGACCTGAGGGTTCTTTCTTTCCAGTCGAGCGCGAGTACTCACAACAGCACTGGTAT